CGCGTGCGGGTGCCGGCATCGGAGATGCTCCACATCTACCGCCAAGAGCGCGCCTGGCAGACCCGGGGCGTGCCCTGGCTGGCTACTCCTGCCGGCCGGCTGCACATGATCCAGGGGACCGAAGATGCCGAGGTGACGGCAAGCCGGGCCAGTGCGGCCAAATTCGCGGCCTACCATGCGCACGAGTGGGCGCCGCCGCCTGAGCCCGCCAATGCCGGACTTGTTGATGCCGCCGGCAACCCGATCAGCACAGACCCTGGCGCATTCGCGCAAGACATCGCTCCTGGGACCATGGAGGTTGTCCCATACGGTTACGAGCTGACCATGCTCGACCCGCAGCACCCGAACGCGGCCATGCCGGATTTCCTCAAGTGGGCGCTGCGTTCCGTCGCTACCGGAATGGGCGTCTCTTACAACACCCTGGGCAACGATGCCGAGGGCGTCAACTATACCTCGCTGCGATTCTTTTTGGGCGTCGAGCGTGACAATTGGATGGAGCTGCAGGATTGGTTCGAGTCCGAATTCTGCGAGCCCGTTCGCCAAGCTTGGACCGACGAGCAGTTGGAATGGGACCGGCTGCCAATCCGCCCAAACGGCGCGGCCGAGGCGCATCGCGTGCACTGGCAGGCTCGCCGATGGGAAGGCCCGGACCCCGCGAAACAGGCGAACGCGGACCAGACCGAGTTGGCCATCGGGACCACGACCTTGACCGAAATTTGCACGCGCAAGGGCCGCGACTTTGACGACCTGCTGGCCGAGCGCATGGGCGAGATCGCCGCGATCAACACCGCGGCCACCGCTGCCGGGCTGACGCTGGAACAGGTCGCGCTATTCCTTGGCGGATTGCCCAAGCCCGTACAGGCCGAGGCGAAGCCAAAGCCGGATGCCATGTCGGATGACGATGAGCCACCAGAGCCAGATGACGATGCCGCTGAAGAAGCGGCGGAGGAGCCTGCATGACGATTGAACATCAGCCAATCGGAGCTTCCATGCTGCGTCTTGCGGAGCCCAAAGACCGAGCGCATGAGCTGCTGGCCAGGGTCCGCGGCGCTCCGCAGTCGCGGGAGATGCGCATCGATGCGAGCCCGATCAGCGAGGACCGGACCGCAACCCTGGCCTTTTCCAGTGAGGCCCCGGTCGAGCGTTGGTACGGGCGCGAGATCCTGGACCACTCTCCCGGCGCCGTGCGCATGAGCCGCATGCTCGACGGTGCGCCGCTCCTGCTCCAGCACGATCCGGACCGCCAGATCGGCGTGATCGAGTCCGCCAGCATCGACTCCGACCGCATGGGCCGCGCCGCCGTGCGCTTCTCTGCCGGTCCGCTCGGCGCGGAGATCCTGGCCGACATCAACGACGGCATCCGCAGCAAGGTCTCCGTCGGTTACATGGTCCATGAGATGCGGTGGGACGGCGAGGCCGACGGCATCGACACCTACCGCGTCACAGACTGGGAGCCCTTGGAGTGCTCCATCGTTTCCATCCCGGCCGATACCTCTGTAGGCGTCGGCCGCTCTCTCGCCAACCCAACGACCCAGGAGTCCACCATGGACCAGATCGAAACCCAGGTCGGCGTGGACGAATCCCGCGCCGTTGACCTCACCGCCACCAATCCGCCCGCACCGGCCGCCGCCGTCGAGACCCCGGACCAGCAGGAAATGCGCCGCATCGGTGCCCACTTCGGCCTGCGTGATCTGGCCGAGGATCACATCATGCTCGGCACCGGCCTGCCGGCGTTCCGCGAAATCGTCCGCAAGGCGCGCCATGAGCGCATCCAGCCGGTTCCCGTGGTCGCCCGCATCGAGGCCCGCATCCCGCGCAACGGCAAGCCGCTCACCGCCTACCGTGCCGACCTGTTCGGCTCGCAGCAGGCCGCCGACGAGGCTGCCTACAGGGCCGGCCAGTTCTGCCGCGCAGCGATCTTCGGCGACGAGGCCGCCGGGCGCTGGTGCCGCGACAACGGCGTTCAGTACGCCATCGCCAGCCAGGATATGCGTCAGGTCCGTGTGCTGACCGGCACCGCCGGTGGCCAGTCGGTCCTGGTCCCGGACGAGCTGGCCCTGCCGATCATCAGCCTCCGGGAGCAGTACGGCATCGCGCGCCGGCTGTGCTATGTGCACCCGATGGCCAGCGATACCGCGTCCATCCCGCGCGACACCGGCGACGTGACGGCGTACTTCGTTGGTCGCGAGACCGCGCCGACGGCGTCTGATCCGACGTTGGACAACATCAACCTCGTGGCGCGCAACGTCGCCGCCGAGACCCGCATCAGCAACGATTACGCCGACGACAGCGTGATCAACTTGGCCGATTACGTCGCGCAGAAGCACGCCCGGGCCTTCGCCGCGAAGGAAGACGCCTGCCTGATCGACGGTTCCGGGACCTCCACCTATGGCGGAATCGTCGGCCTGCGCACCCTGCTGACCGAGGCCGGCGGGCTGGCTGGGGCTGTGACTGTTGCCACTGCGACGCACAACCTGTTCTCCGAGATCGATGCCAGCGACCTGCGCAAGGTGATGGGTGCCTTGCCGGACATCCCGGGCATCAATCCCGTCTGGCTGACGTCCAAGCCGGCGCAGAACGCCACCTTTGGCCGCCTGACCGATGCGGCCGGCGGCAATACCAAGTTCGACTTGGGCGCGCAGATGCCGGAGCAATGGGGCGGCTATCCGATCGTGACCAGTCAGCTCATGCCCAAGGGCCTGGCGACCGATTACGACGCGGTGGCCATGTTCCTGTTCGGCGACTTCCGCATGGGCGTGGTCCTGGGTGATCGCCGCGGTATGACGATGATGGTCGATCCTTACTCGCTGAGTTCGTACCAGCAGACGAAGATCATCCATTCCGAGCGGTTCGACATCGTCTGCCACGGCGTCGGGACCACCAGCGAAGCCGGCCCCATCGTTGCCCTGACCGGCAGCTCGGCGTAATCCATTCACCAGCCCGCGGTGAATAGCCGCGGGCCATCAGGAGCCCATCATGAAGCCCAAGTCCGCAATCGTAATCTCGCCGACCTCCACCACCAATGCCGCCACCACCACCGGCACACTGGACACGCTCGGCTACGACTATGTCGTGATCGACGTGATGACTACGACCTCGAACAATGCGACCAACAACCTGTCGGTCCTGACTCTGTCCGAGGGCGACACCACGTCGAGCTATGCCGCCGTGAAAACTGGCGATACCGACTTCACCATTGCCAATGCTTCGACCAGCGTTGATGAGGTTGTCGCGCAATTCAGGATCGATATGCGCGGGCGCAAGCGGCATTTGAAGCTCACGGCTTCGCCGCTGACCACGCAAACCATCTGGGCACACGCTACGATGTTCAAAGGCGACGACACCCCGGTTGCGGCCGCCGATGCGAATGTCGGGGTCCTCGTGGACGTCTGAGCAATCGCACTTGATGGCCCGGGCTCCCGGGCCGGAGGCATCATGTCGGAAACGATCAAGCTGGACATCGGGTGCGGGGACCGCCCGTTGCCTGGCTTTATTCCGGTAGATCAGCGCAATGGGCTGGCAGCCTATCCGCTTGGGTGCACGGATGGCACCGTAGACGAGATCCATGCATCGCACATCCTGGAGCACTTCGGTCACGGCCAGGTCGCCGCGGTCCTGCGGGACTGGGTAGCCAAGCTCAAGCCTGGGGGGCTGCTCCGGGTGGCCGTGCCGGACTTCGCCATCATCGCCCGGGCCTACCTGGAGGGGCAGAATCTGCCGATCCAGGGCTACGTGATGGGTGGCCAGGTAAACCAATGGGACCATCACGGGACCATCTTTGATGCCGACGTGCTCACCGAGGCACTGGCTGACGCCGGACTAATCGGCATTTCGCGCTGGGTATCCGATCAGCAGGACTGCGCCGCCCTGCCGATCAGTTTGAATTTGCAGGGAAACAAGCCGCCCGAGAACTGGCCAAGCGTCGCCGCCGTGCTCTCCTGCCCGAGGCTCGGATGGAATGACTTTTGGGGCTGCGCCCTTGAGTCGCTGGCCAAGTGCGGCATCGGCCTCACGAAATACACCGGGGCATTCTGGGAGCAAGGGGTTGATCGTGCGATCAAGGAAGCCCTAAAGAAAGATCCGGAATGGATCTTGACGCTTGATTACGATACGGTTTTCACGGCGGCTGACATTCGCAACCTGCAACTGGCGGCAATGCGCAACCCGCATGCGGACGCCATTGCTGCGCTGCAATCGCACCGGACGAATCCGACCCCGCTGATGACGATGGCCGGGGAAGATGGCGCCAACCTGCAGACTGTCCCTATCGAGGCATTCGACGGGGACCTTGCCCGGTGCCGGACCGCGC